GGCACCATCGCCAGACTGAACCGTCAGGGATGTCGCTACATTCGTAATCCCTGCCGCAAGTGTTGATTCCGCATTATTTTCAAACAGGAACGTCATTAGTAGTATCTCCGGGTACGATAGTTACCAAACCCGAATGGCGACAAGCCCGTGCTGGAATTAACTGTATTGGCCTTAACGTCACGGGTTCGTGCTTCCATCCAGCCATTAATAAACTCACCACGGTGGAACCTGAACATTTGAGGATTGCTCCACACTCTATTAGACATCACCTGTAGCCGCGCTATTGCGCCATGGGCTATCGGTTCCAGCCAATCATTGAACAGGAAGTCCGGCCCATCCAGTGCTGCCTTGGTAGGCTTCAGCACCGCCCAGAGCTGGTAGTTATAAACCAGATCAGGGGTCGGTAACAACGTGATGGTCTGTGGGGTATTTTGGTAGAAGTACCGAGGGTGATCGCTTTCTTGCTGCTCCCGAAACCGGTCATAGTGGTTCCATGGAATAGCTGGAAGCGGGCGATGACTCGCACCTTGCCCGGTAGTCACTTCCTGAATCTTGTGCAGGGCTACCATTTCCGAGCCAGCCGGAACCACAAGCGTGTACTCGGACTGATCGATAACAGAATCAAGGTCAGCCAGCCGTAGCCGGTAGACTCTGGACTGGTTGCAAAACTCGATAGCTGACAACCGTATTGCGCTCTCGACCTGTGAGATAGGACAACCAGCCACATCCGGCATGACGTTGAATAGGTAATCTTCCCAATTAACCGCCACTTGCGTTCTCCTGTGTCTCCACGCTCGGGGTAAATAGAACATCGCGCTGAAACTTCTGACCCATCATTTGATAGAATGATGCCTCATGTATCGCCGCCCTGTTCTGACTGGTACGCGAATCAAATTCAATAGCATACGCCCTGTACATGCACCACTGAACAATGTGGCTTTTGTAGATATCGCGTAGATCGAGCGTATTGCCGGGAGCGGTTATTGCGGTTGGCACAATCGATATCTTAACCTCAAGATAACCCGTGCCATCCGAAGGTGGATCGACGTAAAAGGTGCGCGGTGCGCGGTCGTCGTAGGTGAAATTCTTTACAGCCGCTACCTGTGCAGCGGTAGTGTAATTGAATGAGAACAAGTCAAGTGCTTCTTCCGTACAGGCAAGCACTTGACGACCCGCTGTCAGGCCATCACTTCCCATGTTCCGCGTTACATCAAGCAGCCTGATGGAATTTGCCGGGGCCGACTGCAAGGCACCAGCAACCATCTGCATGACGGTGACTTGTGAGTTAGCATCCGGCCTGATCGATACAATCATCTGCTGTGCAGAATCAATGTAATTAAACAGCGATGCTTCGTCCCAAGTTACCTGTCCGACATCGTTTAGCTGTTTGTTAACTTCGGATATAATGTCCGATGCTAACATCAGGTTTCCTTAACAGCCTTTTTCTTTTTCGTCACAGCCGCTTTCTTGGCCTGCCGTGCAGTACCCTTTTCCTTCGCTTTTTCAAGTACATCAGGGGTATCTGCCGGGGCTGGCTTGTCTAACCGAATATACCTGCACGAATCACGATAATCATACTGCACGTCAGCAGTAACCAAGATTTCATTGCCGGAATGGCGGTCTAACACATAAAACGACTCACCCGCTGGGCTTCTTAAACTCATGTCACTCTCCAGTAGTAAAAAAACCCCGACCGTAAAGCTAGGCCGGGGCCATCATTTTACACTTTTTTGACAACACCTGTTGTCAGGTAAGCGCCCTGAATTACCTTGTAGCCGTACACGTTCAAACCACGAATTAACTGGCCGAAAGTGTCCGGGTTGGGCAAGGTTTCCATCTTGGTCATCTGCGCAGCAAATGTCAGGCCAGCGTTGTGACCCCCAATAGGCTTATACAGAGTTGCCGTACCCTCGGTGATACCGACGATGTTGTTCGACAGATAGATGTAAAACCGGTCTATCATACCAACCAGCCCGTTACGGGCAATCGACGTGCTATCACCTGCCAGCGATGCGTCTTTCAGATCAGACTTCTTGATCCGTCCGATCATCCATGCGGGCATAACCAGCCAGCGGCCAGTCTCAGGGACGTTCTGCTCATCCAGAACAGTACCCATATCGATGATGTAATCAAGGATATTGGTAGCATCAACCAGAACGGCATTGGCACCATTGGTACCGGTAGCGCCCAGATCGATATCGCCGGAGATTGCACCAGCAGTTTGGCCTTTATTGGCCGCAACAACATCGGTGATAATGTTGGTCAGAACATCAAGGTCAACCGCGATTTTCATCTGTTCCGAAGCGTCCTCGGCCCAGTCGTCCATCAGGTTGATATCGGCCTGCATCGCATCCACGTCATCGAGAGTGAACGCAAAGTACTTGCCTTTGTTGATGTCGAGCGAGGTGTTAGCCTGCTCAGGGGTTTCGTAAGAAAGCGCTTGACCGATCTGGTAGTTGTTGATCAGCAATGTCGGGGTGTTACGAATGATAACTGTATCACCGTAATCGCTGATTTCACCTTCGTAGTCGGTGTTCGCAATAGCCCCGAAAACGGTCGCTGTGTAGAATTTCTCTACCAGCTTGCCTGACCATACTTCAGGGATAAACTTGGATGTGGAATCGGACGCCAGCGATGGATACGCTGCGGCGTTCTGCCAGTCCGATGCCGATCTTGTAATACCAGCCATGATTGACTCCTATTCGCAGGAGCCACAAATTGGTTACCGCACGCGGCCCTCACTTGTCGCTCGGAAGATTTTCATTTCGATCTGGCGTTTGAGTTCATCCTGACCCTTATACTTTCCAAGCTTGCAATCATCATAAAACTGCGTGACTGCCGATCTGGAAAGGATCACTTTATCACCCCCTTCACCATCATCCGGCAACACATTAGATGTTGTCGTGGTGTCGGGGTAATGACTCGCATCACCTGATCTACCTTTCCAAGAGATAAAGAAACTTGCGACAGTTTTGGCATCGAACTTTTTTTGAGCATCGGTCAAAAAGACTTGTCTTTGCCTGCCGGTCAGCGGCATGTCATCTGCCAACCAAGCATGAAAATTCTCATCTTCATTGATGTCTTCCCAATCCGGTACTGCTTTGTTCAGGTAATCGTAGAACTCTTCTTCTCTACTCCTAACCTGTGACTGGGTAATGTCATCAAATTTGCCCTGTAACTCCTTCAATTCGCTTGCAACAGTTGAGGTACCTGCTGACTTCGCTTCGGCTACCCTTGTCACCATGTCCAGAAATTCCTGACCATACTCTTCGATCTCAGCCTGAGTGAAGGTAGGTGCCTGCGCCGCAGGCGGGTCGGGTACTTCCGGCTTGGATTCAAGTGCTTCAATCCGGGCCAGTAATTCCTCTTTGTCGTTGCGCAACTCAGTGACGGTTTTATCATGGGCCTTTTTCATCCCCTTAAACCGTTTTTCCCAATCCACCTGATCAGAGGCTGGAGCTGGATTATTATCGTCGGGTACCGCCACTACGGGTGGGTTGCCTGCGATCCGGTTCTGAATTGCTGCTGCCTTATCTGCCTGTTCCTGTACCGCCTTGGGTAGTGCCATCAGTTGCTCCAATAATGATCGGCTATGCCGGACTATGAAAATCCCCCTGCGGGGAGTTATGCCAAACTCTCAAGATGTGGTCGTATTACGGACACCCATCGAGTGATCGGCTACAAGCGCTTTGATTCCTCGGCAATCTTCAGGATTTCGTTCAAATCCCGAGACTGGCCTTGACACCAACGCACCATGTATTCTTCTTTCGCCGTACTACCATCTTCATAGGTTCGGGCTAAACAATCTGCTAACCATAGCAAGATCATTTTAAAATTCTGGTTGCCTTTTAAATTGGCAAATGCCTGCATTGTTTTCTGATCGGGCTTATAAATCATCAGTCGCGATCAGAATAGCAATAATCTCATCATCGTCATTGAACACCGATTCCTTGATTTTTTCAACCTTTTTCCGTTCTTTAAGCACTCTATTAAACAGCTCCCTGCGGGCTTTTCGCTCAGTTATACCCAGTTTTTCCACAGCCTGCTTGATTGCAGCCTCTACTCCCGGCGCTGCATCAATAAACTCAGTAGGTGTTTGATACGGCTTGAGGGCGTAGGATTGGCCGTCAATTTCCAGCTCAACGTCTTCCACTCCCCGGTCTGCGTCTTCAGGCAGATACAAGGTCTGCGCAACAGGTTTGACGATTTCATCGAATAGCTCACTGATTGGTACTACTTGTACCAAGCCCATCGGTTGCCAAAAATCCGGTAATCTTACCCAGACCATCGGTAGCAAGCAGCATCGGCATTACGACATCCTGTCTTTTCGATCTACGCCTGTGCTGATAGCACTGTAGGGGATGGTGCCCGCAATGTCTTCGAAGATATCACCCTCGACCAGTACGGTCGTATCGTCAACCTCTTCGAACAGGGTATGCTTACCAGTCGATGGATTGGTATGCCGCTTGTTGATTATCAACTGCTTGATGTAATTTTCCATCACGTCTTCGGTGGCGAAGATCGGAATGGTTTCACCCGTATCCCAGAGTATCGTCACCCGTATCCCAGAGTATCGACCGACAACCTGCTGCCAGTACCACATCAACCCCGTAAACTCCGCCACCTAATTCATACACACCCGTAATCGTGCGGGCAACCAGTGACGCACCAGCGGCACCGACTTGCTCATACCCGACAGTCGCGATCCCGGTCTTGCTGGAACCGAAACTGGCGAAATAGGATGTGAAGTTCGACACGGTTTATCCCGGCTTATTAGTCAGCGGGAAGTTCCCGTACTGCACGTTCTTACATGCTATTAATAGCGGGTCAGCCACCTTATGCGGTACATGATCGCGCAGGACATCGATAAGCCCCTGCATTACTGCTTCGGGTATGACAGCCGCCCTGACCATCTGTGGTGGTTCTTTCTTCGCATTTGTGTCGGCTATTGCTTCCTTAACCGCTTCATTTGCAACGCTATCTGCTGGCTGTGGAGCCGATTGTATTTTTCTTGTCTGGCCTTTTTCGCTCATATTTCCTCCGGGGATTATGGGTTATTTATTCGTTTTCTTAATCGTTTATTACCTGTGCATTGCCTTTAGCCTTTTCAATCTCAGCTAATACAGCTATAGCTCTTGCGTCCCTTCTGGACTGCTTGTGTAAGTTGCCATTCACAACATCCTTAATCAGATCGCTCTCTGTCGCCACATTATCACCGACATCAATCCGGCGTGTGTCCCTCCTAGAAGTCACGACAAAGCCTTCATCGAAATACTGTGTTCTGGTGACGATATCAATCTGACCATCCTCAAGAATTATTACACCCTCTACAAACATTTCTTTAGTTATTGCCATTAGCTTATTA